TCGTTCCTTAAAAGGAACTTTGTGCTACATAAGGATCTGAATAAGATCGTGGCACCTATTGAAATGGATTCAATTTTGAAGAAATTTCATTACATTAAGAAGCCTAATGATACTCCATTATCTCCGGGTGAACAATTTGCCGCTTATGCGGATGGTTCATTGCGTGAGATGTTTTTATATGGACGTCAGGAATATGACAATTTTTCCATGAAGCTTCGCAATATTGTCGGAAAGAATGAGGAACTCAAAGGACGAGTTACCTTTATTCCGTACGACGAGATGAAGAACCTGGTGTCTCCCGCATATGCTCTTGATTATGTGAACAACAATAAAAAGTTGTTCGCTGAGAGTATGGGTTTAACACTAGAATAATTTATGTATTTTTCCTCGCTTGTATATTGGTCTCCACGGAGAACGAGCTTGGGCATTCGTATTGATTACGGCAACCTAGAGTTCATCACTCGAAGTTGACGCTTGCGATGCAGCATTTTGATGGTAGCACTGCTTAGACTAACCTGGCTTTGCAGTTCTTTGAAATCAATTAGGTTACTACATTTTACAAATTATATTATCAAATTTATGTCTTGTGTACATACCAGTGTAATTACTGGATTGTTTTTATATTTTATTTATTTTATGCTAGATTGTTTATTTCTTGCATGTTATGTAGAAGAAACTCTTTCTTTGTTTGCTACAGTGAAAGCTGGAGCGGAAAGAGTGGCTGGGATTACCAAGGATCGTTACTTAGATCGTCTTACTTGGTTGAAGCAAGTTCTTCGCTTTTCCTCCGTTTATAGGCGGGATCCCCGTATTAAAACTCCATTTGCACGCGTTTCAACAGCGTTGGAGACCCTGAAACTGGAAAGTAGTCAGGGAACTGTGCGCAAACAACCTTATTGCATCGTTTTATGGGGTGCACCTGGTTGTGGTAAAACAGGTACTGCGATTTCTTTAGCAGCTGCCTGCATTAGAGAGAAATATGGAAAATTTTCTCCCAGCGACGTTGTGACGTTGAACGAGACTGATGAGTATCAATCTGAGTTCAGAACTAATCACAAAGTTGTCATTTTTGACGATGTTGCTGCTATGGCCTATGGACGAGATCAAGTTGATCCTGATCCTTGGCGTAAAGTTATAGATTTTGTAAATAACATTCGTAAAACTGCCTTAAACCCTAATGTTGAGTTGAAAGGTAATGTTTATATCGAACCGGATTTGGTTATCATTACTACGAACCGGCCACCCTATTTTGGATTAAATAGATGGTGTTATTGTCCTATGGCGATTATTCGCCGAATTTCCAGAAATATTCATTTGCATTCAGATCGCACTCATTGTGCTTTTACTGAATTGAATGAGAATTGGCTCCGT